TATTATATACTCGAAAGGAAATTGTTTGAAATGCCGTACTCCCTACTACACACGGGTTGATCGTGTGCAGCAGTTATGGCTAGCATCGGTCCTAAGCTGGACAAGCATGACATATATATTAAGAAAAAGAAAGAAATGTATTATATATAAGTGTAAACTAGTAAACCACTACTGATTAACGTGCCTGAAGCACGGACCTTTTCGATCCCGTGGTGTCCCTGAGTAGAGTTGTCAAGCTCTATCTCGCCACAGTGACGCCAATTTACTAGTAACTCCCAACTGGGGCCACCTTACTGTGCTTTTTATTTTATTTTCTGATTAGCATTAACATTATATTTTAAGACCGTCGGGCCACGGTCATAAACCGTAGTTTGTCGCCCATTATAAGAGTAAAACCAACTACTGTACACTAGTAGCAGTAGCAGGATCCTGGCCCACCATAGATACAATAAATCTATAGGTGCCGGCAGCAGTGGTGGCTGTTCTGGTCATCAACTGACCAGACCCAATTCCCCCTCGCGCTGATTCAATAGAAGCAAACGCTTTAACAGAAGAACTATCACACACCAAATAACAGGTAAAGCCACCCACAAGGGGTGCATACGTCGTTTGAACCCCAAACGTCGAGGTGGTTGCATGAGAAAACACCGCCGCGTTGAGGTAATTGTTAAACGTTGCTCCCGCAGGTGCTGAACTACCCACCAAGTCAAACACGGCACGATAAATCGTACCTGGATTGACAGTGGCAAGTGTTAAACCTGATAAGCATGCCAAATTCCAATCATCACCTGCGGCGTTGACACCAATGTTATCAGTGAAAACACACACGGTACCAGGTCCAGTTGGAATAGGAATAGCAGTGGAATGTGGCTGGTACACTGGTTCGTTAAACGAACATGTGTACTCAGCCAGTAAATAGCCAGCGACCAAAGAGGCCGATGCCGAATAGTAAACTTGAAGCTCTTCATGAATATTATCATCTAAGTCAACATTTGATGTAGGGTCCACTAACCGCCAATGTTTAGACGTGCAATCAATATCAATGTAACCATGTTCCCAAAGTGGACCCATGGATGCATTGCCTTGAGTTAAAGCACGTGGCAAAAAGTTAGAAGACTCACCACTCAAAGCTGGCTGGGTAACAGCATGGCTAGAAGCCAAAACCACTGAACCCGTAGTCGCCGTGGAACAAGCAGGCACATAATGTATGCGCAACTTATCCCAACGATAGGACTCGTATGATCGACACAGATTTCCTAAAAACGCACTAGTAAAGTACGCCGGACTCAATAGAGCTGTAGTGGACACACCAAAAGTGGTAGTGGCCGCTACCGACACTGTGCCAAGAAAATCGCGACCAGTGATACGAGCAGTGTTGCCACTTCGTACCACTGTCGGCCGAACCATGCGAATAGTTGTCCCAATCGCTGCCGGAACGGCATGCGTGGCAACTTGAATTTCATTCTTTGAGCTAGTCTGCCTAAGATTGGACTGCTTCTTGCTCTGCTTACCGCGTAAATTGTTGTTTTTACTGCTATTGGATTGCATATTTGTTTCGAGTATATTAAGAGTATTGGGTGTATATTGCTTAATATTAGGGGCTCCACTGCGAGAACCCCGTCGTATCAAGCCTTGAGCACCAACAGCCAAACCGGCCGCCGTGCGCAAAACCCCACGCCCTATATTTGCTCTTGCAAATTCAAAATCCGCAAGCTTCAAATCACCTGCACGTGCATAGTGGGCATCGTGCACCATGCAGGTTTCATCGAACTCATCGACTGGTTTCATTGTCCCTACGACGCTGGTCTGGAATGCTCCGTCCGACCAATAGGGACCACAATAATTACCGTACATCTATAATTTGAGAAGGGAATAACAAATTATTGTCCCGAATGGCACCTAACATATCAGTAGCAACCGCATCGATAGTGATCGAGGCAAAGTACGCTTCCAAAGCTATTTGGTCATCCGGGAGTATTCCGAACGCGCGGTAAAAGCTCACGCGAGCATCGTCAGTGACGATATTCTCAAACCTGTCCAGTCCATCTCGCGACTGAAACAGAGATGTATTTTTAAAAAATCGTTGTAACTCGGCTTCTGTGTAAGCAACACCAGACCTCCGAAACATATCATAGAACGATGGCAAGACTGGCAATCCGGCGGTTAAAAACCACCCGCAATCACCAACCGCAGCAAGCCATTTCCTATACATGGTGGGGTTTGGTATATCAATGGTGCAGATGGTATCCTTCTTGAACACAGTCTGTGGCAACCT